AATAATATGTCGATCTGGCAGTACACGGCCGCAATCGACGGGTTCATCAAAGCCAACAGCCCTGATAGCGGGAAGTCTCTCAGCGATTCTGAGAAAGACGCGCTTTGGGATCATCTTGAAGCCGGTTGAGGTCAAGCCTCCCGCAAGCACCCAGCGGAGCGCACATGGCTGAAGTGGACATTGAAAAGCTTGTCGTTCAGATGTCTGTTGATGTTCGGCAGCTTCAGAACGGCATGAACAAGGCGCTGGGCATCACAAACCGGCAGTCTCGCGCCATTGAGCAGCGATTTAAGGCGCTCAATAAGACGGCAACCTCATCGTTCTCGGCAATTGGCGGGCTTGTTTCTGGCCCGCTGGCGGCGCTTGGTGCGGCCCTTTCCGTGCGCGAGGTGGTGGCGTTCTCAGATGCGTGGACGCGCGCAAACAACTCCCTCAAGGTCGCGGGCCTGTCTGGCGCCGAGCTGACTGGTGTGATGGGCGAGCTTTTCGCGGCCGCACAGCGTCAGGGCGCGCCGCTTGAAGACCTAACGCGCCTATATGGGCGGGTCGCGCAAGCCTCTGGAGAGCTTGGCGCTACGAGACAGGATCTCGTTATTTTTTCAGAGGACGTTGCCAGGGCTCTGCGTGTAGCTGGTTCAACGCCAGATCAGGCGTCCGGCGCGCTGTTGCAGCTTTCACAGCTTCTGGCTAGTGCACGTGTTCAAGCCGAAGAATTCAACAGCGTCAACGAAGGGGCGCGACCAATTCTACAGGCAGTTGCCAACGGGATTGAGGAAGCGGGCGGCTCTGTCTCTAAACTGAAGCAGCTTGTAACTGACGGAGAGATCAGCAACGTCGCGTTCTTTAAGGGCTTCCAGGCGGGTGCCGAAGGCATTCGGGAGCAGGCCGCGACAGCAAGCGACACCATTGCGCAGAGCTTTACCCGCATCAACAACGCGCTGACGAAGACGATTGGTGAGCTTGCAGAGACGTCCGGCGCGTGTCGTGGTTGATAGGGCAACGGCCAAGCTTTCTGAGCTTCGGCAGGCTCTAAGCGAAGCAGGAAATAGCCCGTTCTGGACGCGCGTAGGGAAAATTCTAGGCGTACAGTTTACGGCAGAAGAAGCCGCTGCGAACGGCATAACCTATCAACCAAAAAATGACCCTCGCCAGGCCGGGCTTAACATGCTCAAGGCCGGCATGGGGGCGCCGCTTTCGCAAGACACGGGAAACTTGGGCACAGGCCCTGCGGCCAATCCTATCAAGGCTGCAGACTATCCCGTCGTTGGCTCAAAGGACAAAAAGGCTGGTGGTGGGGGCGGTCGGGATCGGATCAACCAGTTTGACCGCGAGGTGGAGGCGATCCAGCGCCACACGGCGGCGATGCAAGTTGATGTTGACACAATCGGCAAGAGCACGTTTGAGACTGAAAAGGCACGCGCTGCTCAAGAGCTTCTGTCTGCCGCAAAAAAGCAGTACGGAGACAAAATATCTCCCGAGGTTGCAGCAAAAATTGATGAAGAGTCGTCGGCTTATGGGCGCGTGGCCGCTGCGGCTGAAGAAGCGCAGCGTGCACATCAGGAGTGGGTCGGGCTACAACAGGAAATCGGCGGGTTTCTTGCCGACAACATTGCCTCAGTCGCGGCTGGTTATTCTGACTTCAACGATGTCCTAAAAAACGGGATCGGTCTGCTTGCGCAGATGGCTCTTAAGGCTGCCTTGCTCGGCGAAGGCCCATTAGCGGGGTTCCTTGGTGGACAGTCGACTTCAGCGGGGCCTGGCGGGCTGATTGGCGCCTTATTCAAAGGGCTTTCAGGCGGCTTCTCCGACGGCGGATTCACCGGCCCGGGAGGCAGGAAACAGCCGGCCGGCGTGGTGCACAAGGGCGAGTATGTGTTCGACGCCGATAGTGTGCGCAGTGCTGGCGGGCCTGCCGCTCTTGAAGCCATGAGACGCGGGCTCAAGGGCTACGCTGCCGGTGGTTATGTCGGGTCGGCGCCAAGCCTTCCACGCATCCCGCCTCGCGGTGGTGGGGGTGGCGTCACGTTCGCCCCCTCAACCACAATTGACGCGCGCGGCTCCAACATGAGCGAGGCGCAGATCCAGCAAATGTTGGACCAGCGCGACCGCCAAATCCTGAAGCAGGTGCCTGGCGTGGTGAATGCCAGCCGCGCCCGCACTCCCAGCTATCAGCGGACCTGACATGGCGATCACGTATCCGCGGGCGTTCCCGCAAACCATCCGATGGGCGCGCAGCACGTTTTCGCTTCCGCGGGGGAACGCGGTCAACCAACTGAATAACGGCGCCGTGCAGGCCATGGAGGTTTCTGAGCCTCTGTGGAGTGCCGTGTTTGAGACGGAGCCACTGATCTGGAGCGATCGGCGTGCCTGGGAGGCGTGGGAGCGCACTTTACGCGGTGGTGCGCAAGCCTTTATCGGGTTCGATTGGGTGGGTAGCTACCCAATCGCTTATGGCGTTGCTGCTGCGTCTCTCACAAAGGCCGCAGGCGGCGCCTGGACCGGTACCGGCACCATCACCGCGCGCACCGCATTTACCATAACCATGAGAGACCTGCCTGCCAACTATCAGGCCAAGGCTGGGGACCGTCTGTCCTACGAATGGGGCCTCGGCCGCGCCTATCATGAGGTGGTCGAGGACGCCGCAGCCAACAGCAGCGGCGTCATCACTGTGACGGTTGAACCCTATCTGCGTGAGCCGTACCCATCGACCAGCGCAACGGTGACACTGATCCGCGCGCCGATTGTGCTGAAAATGGTGCCCGACACGTGGTCGGCGCCGGATGGCATCGGAAAACAGCGCATCTCGTTTGAGGCCGTGCAGGTCATCTGAACACAGGTCATCTGAGGCCCCCATGCGATCCTATGACAGCGATACCCTGGCGCTTCTTGCGTCCGGGCGTGCGGCGACGCGCGACATGATCTTGTTCGACTTTGCGGCCGGCTTTTACGGCTTTTGGACTGGAGTTGGTGTCCTACCGTATTCCGGCGTGGATTACATCGGCGCTGGCAAGTTGATCCAAATCGACGGGCTGTCTTTCGAGGGCGGCTTGTCCCCCTCGAACGTCACGGTGTCCCTGTCTGCCATCCCCGAAGAGGGGCTGACTGTAGACGTACTCTCCACCATTGAGGCAGAGCAATATCACCAGCGGCCCGTGACGATCTCGCGGGCCTATATCCATCCCGATACGCGCGCCGTTCTCTCTGTTGAGCGCATGTATCGCGGCTATCTGGACCAGATCACACACGATCTGCAAGCGGGTGGAGGCGCCACCCTAACCGCAACGCTGGAAAGCCGCTCGCGCGACCATACCCGCGTCGGGCATCGTGTGCGCAGTGACGCTGACCAGCGGCTGATTGATAGCGCGGATGGGTTCTTCCTGTACGCGGCTGTGGCGGATGCCAAGTTCCTTTGGGGCCGCGCGAAATGAAGCACCACGACTGGTTTGAGCGGCTGGACGCCGTGCTTGATCTGTATCGGTTGCAGGGGTTCGCCTGGGGCGAACGCGATTGCTTCACCCTGCCAATGGACTGCATTGCGGCACAGACCGGTGCAGATCCATGGGCAGATGAGCGGACCTATACCACCGAGGTCGGGGCCGCTCGCAAACTGAAGCGGCTTGGCTTTTCAGATGTTGGGGACGCCTTTGCGGCGCGCCTGGACGAAGTGCATCCGGTGCGTGCGGGCCGGGGCGATATCGGCACCGTGTTGGATGCAGACGGTCACGCCTGCGGCGTGGTGGTCGTCGGCACCTCAATTCTTGGCATGTCCCCGGTCCACGGGTTGACAACCCTCCCGCGCTCTCGATTGGCGCGCGCCTTCAAGGTTTCATAATGCCCTTCATCGCTCCCATCGTGGCCGCAGTCGGCAGCCTTGGCGCCATCGGTAGCGCTATTGTCGGCATTGGGGTCTCGGTTGGCCTGTCCTACCTATCAAAGGCTCTTGGCGGGGGCAAGACTGCTGCTGCGGATGATACGGGCGGGTTTGAGGGCTCGCTCCAGATCGCTGGTGACGTGCCGCGTGGCTGCGTGTTTGGCGAGCGCGTGACCGAGGGACAGCTTGTCTACCAAAACGTCTCCGGCGCGGACAATCGGTTCCTCGATCGCGTCTATGGGGTGGGGGACGGGCCGCACGATGGGTTGGTGAGTCTGTGGGTGGATGGCAACCTCAAGACCTTGGAGTTGCAAGAATCTACCACGCACTATGACCGCTATGTGGTCACGCAATATCGCTATCCGACCACCAGCTACCCCACCATGGATGTGTGGTTTTTCCGGGGGCTCCCGGGCCAGCCGCACCTTTATGAGTTGCTGGCCAGTTCGAACCCCGTTGGCCGCTGGACCGAGGATTACCGAGGCGCGGGCGTCTCTTATGTCATGGTGCGGTGCGCCTACTGGAAAGACCTGTACGACAGCATTCCGAGCTTTGCCTTCCGCGTGCGCGGCCGCCGCCTCTATGACTGGCGCAAGGACACCACGGCCGGCGGCGATGGCGCGCATCGCTGGGGAGATCAGGCGACTTGGGAATACAGCACGAACCCTATCGTGCAGATGTACAATTTTCAGCGCGGCCTGTTCGTCAACGGACAGCGCCTGTACGGCGCTGGTGTCGCGCCCATCGACTTGGTGCTTGACGCCTACACAGCCGCAGCGAACGCCTGTGACGAGGCGGTAGATGATAGCTCCGGCTCGTCCGCAGACCGCTATTCCTGTGGCACCATCGTTGCAGATTCCGAGGAATATGGCGCGGTCATCCAGCGGTTTCTGGATGCCTGCGGCGGCGCCATGTATGAGCGAGCCGGCTCGTTTTCTCCGCTCGCAGGTGTCGCGCAATCCACGGCCATGACCGTGACCGATGCCGATCTGGTGAGCGGCGCGCCCATCAAGTTCGCAGCCAAGCGAGGCCGGGCTGAACTGGTGAATGGTGTTTTCGGCACCTATACAGACCTGTCCCAGCGCGGCGCGAAAACCTCCTACCCCTCGCGTGTGGATCTAGATGCCGTCGCGGCGGACACAGAACAGCGCTACACCGAAAGCGACTACGACGAGGTTTCTGACCCCGTGCAAGCGCAGCGG